TTTTTTCTTCTTTGGAAAACCAGCTAACATATTTTTGTAAGCTTTAGGTGATATTGTCGATTCAGATTTTGAACGACTAATGCCTTTTTTCTTACGCTCATTTATGTTGTGATACAAACCTTTTTTTTCCATTAGTACCCTTTCTTGGCTTGACCAGATTCAGACATAGCAATTGCAATTGCTTGTTTACGGCTTTTTACTTTTGCTCCTGATCCTGACTTTAATGAACCAGATTTATATTCTTTCATGACTTTACGAACTTTCTTTTGCATCTTATCCATGATTAGTCCTTCTTAGATTTACCCATAATTTTTTTAGCAATGTCTGCAATAGGATTGTCTTTCATTTTAGCTTTAGTCGTAAAATGTTTTTCTTGCAAATCCATAAACAATTCACGATCATTTTCCCATGCCCATTTCATTGAAGCATTTGTTGGCTTACCACTCTTATCGTATTCAATATTTTCGTATTCATCACTCATAATTCTAATCCTTTTCCTAATGCAGTTGTTGTTAATCCTAATCCTATATCACCTAATGATGGTAGTCCTGTTGCTGGTTTTTCTCCAGGCAAGACTGCTTTTGCTACTAAACCACCTGTACCCCTTGCAAGTCTGCGAGTAGATTTTTTAGACTCTGCTGATGCACGTTTTGCTTGCTCAGCTCCACGTTTTGCTGCTGCTTCAATCTCAGATAATTCACCACCTGTAAAATATGTACGTCCTTCATATACAGGAACTGTTCTGCTACTTAATGCTCTACCTCCTGTTGGATCTTCATAACTAATAGATTCGTTAGCTCTCCATCCACCCATTGCTGCTGCCATTGGGCTAGTTGGTGCGCTCGGTTGCATTGGACCATAATTACCATAAGGATTACCAAAAGGTGAGTTTGCGTATGGTGGTGTATATCTTACACTCACATTTCTTCTGCCTAATTGATATTCACCAGAGGGTAATAAAAATTCACGACCTTCTTCTTTATACTTACGATATCCAGATGATACTTGTTCATCAACGGCTTTGTTCCACCAATCTTCAGATTTAAAAATGTTACGACCGCCAGCAAGATTTAATAGATCTTGTTGTGCTTTTTCAGATGTAGGCAGCATTCCTCTTGATAATGCCATCCCAAAATCAAGCGCGGCCATGCTAACCTCCTAATGTGGTTTGATTTTCTTCGTCCAGACCCATTTCTGGAGTTAAACGAGATTCAGATAACAACATACGCTTACCGCCACGACGTCTTGCTCGTGCTTGTGATGCTTGTTGTTCTTGTAATGTTCTTTTTTCTTCTTCTGTCTGTTTACGCATACGCGCAGTTTCTTCACGTTGTGCAGCTAATTGTGCTTCTGCTGCTGATGTGTCTGGCTTACCGCCACCGAATACACCACCCATTAGATTCTCCTCATTATAAATGTATCATCTTTGTCTGCACTGTAATTTAACATAGTACCTTCTTCTACAAAATTCAAATACCTTGCCCATGAAACAGCACGTTTATCATCACACTTTACAGTAATTTGTATACGATGTAAATTAAATAATATCTGACAGCTATCAAAAAATGCAATTGCACCTTTTGTCATAGCTATGGGGTATCTTCTGGATTCCTTTGTGAATAACGACCACGCTTCACCCACTCCTTGCCAGAGAAACACAAGACCAAACACAGCGACAGGACGACGATTGACAAACGCAGTAACACTAGGACCAAGTTGAGACTGGTATTCCAAATATTTGATTCGATCTTCAATCTTAATTGATTGAGACCCATACTCCTCAATCCCTTGAAAATTAAACACATGACCAATTTCAAAGGGTAAATAGTAGCCATGACGAACCTCAGGCATTGCTTTGAGTATTTTATCAATGTTGGTTAAATACATCAAAGTCACTATTTACGACAGTTTGTGAGATTAACGTATTTGCACTTAACCCTGATTTAGTCATACGCTTATGTTCACCACCACCTAAGAGCAAATAACCAAATGCGTCACCAATGTGTGAATGTTCGTTTTTATTGGGACTATCTTTAAATCGTTCTTGACCCGCACCAACACTGACTCGTTTAAAATGGTAACCACCCGCAAGTGATTTGCGTAATCGTTTACATGATGTATGTACCATGAGTCCAGGTTTACCCGCAATTAATCTTTGCATGGGTGCAGCGGCAGCTTCACGCCTTACTCTAAAATTGTTTGATGCAGTCGGTTGTGCTTTGAGTCCTAGGGTTCGTAAGTAGTCAAATGCAGTCACTTCATAAATCGCATCCCGTTGCATACCCGCTGGGTCACCCCATACCAGTATTTGTGCTTTTGGATATTTAGCATTAATCTCAGCGAGTAACTGTTGACCAAATCTTTCCAGACCCATATCTTCTGTCACAATCTCATGTAACACCACCCATCGACCGTTAGCTAATCGTTGCCCGATTGCAGCGGCTGGTGTTAAACCAAAGTCTAATCCAATGTGAATGGGTAAGTTTGGATCGTAATCAACTTCAGCTGTACTCATCATTTGATCATCATATTCAGGCCATACAGGTCTACCTTCTTGGACATAAGTATATTTACCTTCAGCATAACAACGTATCCAATCTAAGTTTTTACCACCTAACATTTGATTGTAATACCCACTAGGTAAGTTATTTACATTCTCTGCTTTAGAGTTTATTGTCCACCAACGACCACCCGAAAAGATATGATCGTTGGCTTCAGGATTCTCAGGTAAATCTTCAGGGGATACTTCTACGACGCCACCAGGTTGTTTAAAGAAGTCCCATCCATACTTACCTGTGATCGGTTCTTTCTCACTTAGGCGGAACCACCAATGGTCGTCATCCATTGGGTTAGTATCCATCCAAACTCCATGCCAAGTCGGTCCACCATCCCGTTGTGTAGGATAGCGACCAACCCGATGAGTAAGACCATCAATAACAGCTTTTGGAAGTTCTCGTGCTTCATTGACCCATGCTCCTGTAAGTTCAAGTGACAATAGTTTACGTACGTCTTTAGGTTGGTCCAATGCTAAAAAGATTACTTCACAATCGATGCCAGCGGCATCACCTCGGGAGGGAAGGCGTATATGGTGAGTAATCGGAGGTGTGTATAACATCGGACCAAAAGTGTTTTCAGGAAATAACTCTTGCCATGTCTTAATGGTTGTCGTCTTAAGTTCTGGGTATGAGTTCCTGACAATCACAAATCTGGTATAACGAATACCATCAATCGGAGATGGCTTCTGTCTGACAGCTCTCATCATGATTTCAGCAGCACACGCGTAGGACTTCCCCGAACCTACAGGACCCATCAAACCTCTCACAAAAGCATTGCTTTGTAGAAATTGATAGGTCGTCAGTGCGCCACTGAAATCAAGATCAATGCCTGGACCAGCCAGTGCTTTTTTACTGCGTTCTTTTTTATTGCTCATTCTTCGTCATCAATATCTTTGAACTTCATTGTAGCCAAGCGTTTGAGTTCTTGATTCTCTTTCCATAGCGCATCAATAATCTCCATGACTCGGGTATTATTCATGTGTGCCATAGCGAACTCTTCTCGCAACTGCTCAATCATTGCTTTAAGTTCCATCTTTAGTCTCCAGTTGTTTTACTAAAAATGCGACATAGTGTTGTAACTTCTTCAAATCCTCAACACCCCCTTTATCTCGCCAACGCAGTGCGTACTTTATAATATTACCATTCAAGAATCCTTCATAGGCCTCGTCTGATAAATACTCTTTCATCACATCTATAGGTTGGATAGCATGTCGCTTGTAATGGTCGCCACCAACTTGGATGTCTTTTGGATCATTAGTCATTATCTATTCCTAATCTTCGTGCTGCTTCCTGAGCAAACTTATTCACTACTTCAAACTGTTGGTTAGGATTATCTAATACTTTTTTAATCCAACCTTTGTATCTGTCGTATCCTTTTACCTTGTCTGCTTCTTGTTTAATAATTTGCATGTATTTATCTCGTGCGGCTTTATTCTTCATTGTCAAATGTTTCTGGTGCTTTTACGTTAATGCCAATCACTGATGGTTTATCTGATTCGTCAGGATTATCTAATAGACCACTGGCTTTCGCTAACAGTCTTAATGTTTGTACTTTATCCCACAACTCAATCTCAATCTCACCTGTCTTCGGATTGGTCTTGATTCTTTTAATTGCTTGCATCGCTGTATCCGAAATGTCTTTACTGGCTTTTACTTTTACATTGCCAGCTTCATCCCACTCCATGATATCAGACAATTTAGTATTCGCCATACACAGCAACGAGTAGGCAACGGCCTCTCGGTTTGCTGCGATGGTCGTACTACGTTCCAAGTTCTTCTGTAATGCTCTCACGCCACCATAACCAGATAGACTTGGAATCGGTTTATTTTTGTTTTTAGTCTCAGCCATTAGAAGGGTAAGTCGTCTTCTAATTCATTTAAATCATCGGACGTAATCTGATTCGTTGACTGCGTATGACGTACTGGTGCTTGCCCACCTTTGTTCGCCACAGGATTACCAATTCGGATACCTTTGTATTCAACGCCGCTTTTACTCACGTTGTCATACACATCTAAGTAATGCTCTGTGCCGTCAGGCATTAAGATCTTACCACGCCAATCAGCATGCCAATCTTCAGTTTTATTATCGTTTTTAAATACAGAACCTGTTCCTGGTTTTGCTTGATATTCAGCCATTATTCTTCTTCCTTTTCTAGTTCATAAATATGGACGACGGCTGCGCCACCATCCCTTGCCTCACCTCTGGCAATCTCAATGTATTCAAATTGACTATCGTCATCATACACGTTAGCCTTCATCAATGCATCTAATATTGCTTTTAAGGTATTATCTAAATCAAATATTCTTTTTGATCTAGGATGTATCATCACACTGATCCCAAGACTCTTATCACCAAACCCTTTATACCCAGCTCTTCTGACTATAGCATCTACCTCTTCGGTAAATTTTTTTCCAGCGGGAGAGATATACCTTCGCTTTCCCGATGAGTGCCAGTAGTTGTTTACACTGGGGGGATATGGCAATTCAAATCTTAGGGTCGGTGTCATAGTCGATTTAATCTTGAGTTAATGTCTTTAGTACAGTACGTCTTGATCGCATCGTTGATAATGCTTGCCTTAGTCTTCTCTTGTTCCTTCGCAGTCTTGTTGAGTAATTCAACACTTTGAGGAGTGAGACGAACTAAGAATGGTTTTAGATCACTCATACAAGTCTCCTACATATTTATTGCGGACCTTTTTCGGACGTCCACGACTCCGTAC